ATTGAAGTTTGAGATGATGCAACAGCTTGATAAAATTGAGCCTAAGCATCATGGTAATATTGTTATGGTTATCGACTCTATTGGTAACCTAGCATCTAAGAAAGAGGTACAGGATTCACTTGATGGCAAATCAGTTGCTGATATGTCAAGAGCTAAATCTATCAAGTCTCTATTCCGTATGGTAACGCCACACCTTAACCTTAAAGACATCCCATTGATTGCGGTTAACCACACGTATCAAACACAAGAGATGTATTCTAAGGCTGTTGTGTCTGGTGGTACAGGCATTATGTATAGTGCGGATACTGTTTGGATTGTTGGACGTCAACAAGACAAGGTGGGTACTGAAATCCAAGGCTACCATTTCATCATTAACATTGAGAAGTCTCGATATGTTAAAGAGAAGTCTAAGATTCCAATCTCTGTATCGTGGGACAGTGGTATTATGAAGTGGTCTGGTCTTATGGAAGTTGCTGAGAAAGGTGGCTATCTACGCAAACCTAAAGTTGGTTGGTACGAAGCACTTGATCCAGAGACTGGTGTAATCCTTTCTGAAAAACTGATGAGGGCAAAGGAAATCGTTGACAACAAAGATTTCTGGCTTAACATGTTCGAAGAAACAAACTTCGGCAAGTACATCAAGGATTCGTTTACTATCGGTGCATCAGGTGCTATCATGCGTGATGACGAAGTAAGCCCAGAAGTTATCGATGAACTAATCGACGATAGCGAAGAATAATTTCCTTGACATTACACGTTTAGTGTAATATTATATACCTTAAGATGGCGGCTAATTTCATTGGTCGCCATCATGCAACTCAGACGTATGGAATTTGAAATGATAGAATTAACAGTATTATCCAATCTAGTGTTCAATGATGAATACTATCGCCGTGTATATCCCTATATAAAATCTGAATATTTTGATGATCAAGGCGTGAAGAAAATCTTTACTGCGTATAGTGACTACGTGGATGAATACAACTATGCACCGTCTGTCGAAGCGCTTAAGATTTGTATCGATAAGCGCAAGGATATGAATGAAGATAGTTACAAGCAAGTAATGTCTACAGTTGATAATCTAAAGCGTGACGAAGACACTAATACTGATTGGCTCGTTTCTGAAACAGAAAAGTTCTGTCAAGACAAAGACCTCTTTAATACTATTCGAAAAGCCATTCTAGTTATTGATGGTGAAGAGAAAGAAATCGACAAAGGTGCGTTGCCCCAGATGTTGACTGATAGCCTTGGTATCAGCTTTGATACCTCTATTGGTCACGACTATCTTGAGGACTACGAAAGTCGTTATGAATTCTACCACAAGAAAGAAGAGCGTATTCCATTCGATATTGATATCTTGAATAAGATCACTAAGGGTGGTTTACCACGCAAGTCTATGACTGTGTTGTTGGCAACGACTGGTGGTGGTAAATCGTTGGTCAAATGTCATGCGGCGGCTTCTGCATTGATGATGGGCAAGAACGTTGTTTACATCACCATGGAGATGGCTGAAGAGCGCATCTCAGAGCGTATTGATGCTAATATGATGGGTATCCGTGTTGATGAGATTAAAGACATGGACAAAGATACATACGCTAAACGTATGGAACGAATTACATCTAAGACAACAGGGAAACTTATTGTCAAAGAATATCCTACTGGATCAGCACATGCGGGTCACTTCCGTCATCTACTCAATGAATTAAAGATGAAGCGTAACTTTAAGCCTGACATCATTATGATCGATTACTTGAACATCTGTGCTTCATCACGCATTAAAGGTGCGGCGGCGGCAAACTCCTATACGCTAGTCAAGTCTATCGCTGAAGAAATTCGTGGTTTGGCTATGGAATTTGATTGTGCTGTAATCACATCCTCACAGTTTAATCGTGATGGGTATGGCAACTCTGATGTTGATCTTACTAACACCTCTGAGTCTATGGGTATTACTCACACTGCTGACTGTATTCTTGGTTTGATTACGGATGAAGAACTTGATAGCCTTGGACAGATTATGATCAAGCAATTGAAAAATCGTTGGGGTGATATTAGTTGGTATAGAAGGTTTGTTGTTGGTATTGATAGGGCTAAGATGTCAATCTTTGATCTGGAAGACTCAGCACAGTCTGGTATTCAACAAGGGCAGTCTACAGCAAATAATACACCAGTAAAGGCAGTTACACGCGCTGGGGTTGATGATCCAATATTCGACAAGACAACATTTAGTAATCCTAAGAATGGAAAGAAAAGCCTATTTGGCGCAGGGGGTATCACATGAGCTACGTTGTAAAGCAAGTCGGTAATAAGTATCACATTCACGAAACTGAGTGGGATGTCACTATCCCGCTTCATCTAACTAAAGTTAAAGCCAATCAAATGGCAAGAAAACTAAATCTTGGTTCTGGCTTTGGGGTAAGTCCTATCCCAATATTCTTCTGTGGTGAATTTAAATCAATTAACGTGTAGCTTATTATGAAAACAATTGTGAAAAAGATAGTGCTTACGAGAGATCGTATGTTGCTCTCCGCATTGCTGAAAGCAATGAATCGTTATATGAACCATCAACAGAAAATTAAGAAATATATTAATCCCAAATCACAATGGTCTGGGGTTAATAATACTGAAGATACTCTTATGCTTCAAGTTAAGAGAGCTTTAGAAAGACGATTGGGTTAAGACGTGTAGCCAGTCTCTTTAGTTAATTTTACTATGCAATGGAAAGGTCCGTCACCAACAATTCGTATGTCTCTATCTGCATATGTGTTATCTACGAAACCCGTAAATTCCAATGAACCTGAGTTTACGAAATAGTAATGACCGTGTGGTGCTACCCCATCCCACCTAGAAATGTCTACATGTTTATTGACTTTACAACCCCAATGGATTTCTTTAATCGTAACAGAAGCTGTGCCTGAGTCAAACGTTTCGCCAGCAGCGATAAGATCGGCTATAGCAATATCTACTGTATCACCAGATGAGTCTGTTACGTATACTTTAATTACTGCTTCGTTATGGGAACGTTTTAAATAATGAATACTAGACATTGCAACCTCTTTTTTATTTTATTTATAAATGACAAACTGTCACGGTTTCCTAAAACGCAATCCGACTATGCAATCTTAGCGTATCTCATGGGGTAGTATTTTCAAAAATAGGTGCTAAATATATTTGTAAGAACAAACGAAGCATTTATTTAAAAGGATTGATTATCAATGGCACACACATTATTCACCCCAAATTCCCAATCAAACGGACTGTCAATTGCGGCATACAAAGTAGTAACATTCTTCGACAGACTTGGAGAAGCAATGGCTAAACGTAAAGTAGCAAGAGATACTTACAAATCCCTACACCAACTAACAGACAGAGAACTAAACGACATTGGTATCAGTCGTGGTGATATTCGCTCTATCTCAGAAGACAAATGGCACGAAAACAGTCTTCGTGACACATACCCACATAATGTTCCTTCGAACCCAAATTTAAGAGGTTCTGTATAATGGAATTAGCAGGTAACACACCAGTAAACTTTAACATATTTAAATTGTTAAGCAGAGCATTAGTAATAACAGGAATGTTCCTTTGGGGTATTGGTGAGTCAGCAGGTCGTGCAAGAGCGGCATCAGAATTAGCTCGTATGGGCTACCACGAAGAAGCAAAAAGATTAATGTTGGAGAGTAAATAATGTATGGTGATATAGCAACAATGGGCGCAATGATTGGCGCAGGACTAGCAACATTTGGCATGGGTGGCGCGGCTATCGGTGTTGGAATTATTGTAGGGGCGGTACTTAAAGTAATGCCTAAGAAAGCAGACACAGGCACTATGTTTGTCGGTGTTGCATTCGCAGAAGCATTGGGTATCTTTGCATTCTTAGTAGCGCTACTATTAATGTTTGCTGTTGTTTAAATGGTAGGCGAACAGCACGTTGAGATATCAGCACAAGTGGTACAGAAGTTAGGCTTCTATATGTTTGTTGTAATGACCTCATTATTATTGATCTGCACAGCTTTTGGTTTCTATGCAGTAATTCAAAAATTTAACGAACCAAATTGGAAAGAGGCATGTATCGCAAAAGGCGGTGTGCCAGTTCAATTAGAAAGATCAGTCTTTGACTGTAAAAAGATGTAAGAAAGAGGAACAGAATGTTTACAAGATTTTTAAAACTAATGGAATATCGTAGTTACTGTATGAGTATTAAACAGTTAAGAGATATGGGCATGAATGATAAAGCCGACGAAATCTCTGAATTTAAACACAACATGTACAAAACAAGTTAGGATATAATATGAAAACACTTTATTTTTACGCAGTAATTTTTGCAACTATCTTTGGAGCCACATCATTGATGGCCTCAGACATTTCCGTTGATATGCTAAACAAGCGTGATGACGGAGCCAAAATGGTATACAGTGAAGACATCTCACGCATTGAAGTAGGAGATACAATCACTTGGTTGCCAACATCTAAAGGGCATAACGTAGAGTTTATTGCAGGTCCTGATGGTTGGGACGCACCAAAGAAATCAAAACTTGGTAAAGAATACACATATGTATTTGATACACCAGGCGTATATTTGTACCAGTGTTCACCACATAAATCAATGGGAATGATTGCTATTGTAGTTGTGGGTGACGGAGACAACGATATCTCAAAAGCCAAAGTAAAGGGTAAGTCAAAGAAGAAACTCAAAGCTTTGTTGGCTGAGTTATGATTGATCCAGATCACACCTATATAAAGCCTAAAGGCGAGAAGAAAAAAGGCGGCAAATAATCTGCATAAATAAAGAGGTAGGCGAAAGTCTACCTTTTTTCGTTTAAATGGAGATATATTATGGGAAGAATTAGAGATCGTGGTAATGATGGTGGTGATGTTTACAGATGGCAAACATTAGCTAGATTTGTAAATACAAACGGATGGAAACGTGGAGCAGAGCTTGGCATTCACGATGGTGTTAATTATAGATACCTTATTAACAATTGTCCTAACCTACATCTAATCGGTGTGGACTTATACGAAGCACAACCAGAGAATAACGGACCTGAGAAATGGACGCCAGGAGAAAATGGGCATCCGTGGAAGCATGAAGATTACTACGACAAGATGTTGTCTTTCTCAGTAGAAAATCCTGACAGAACTATGATTATTAAAGACTATACAACAGAAGCGGCTAAGGTGGTTCCTGATGGTACACTCGACTTTGTATTCATTGATGCTGATCATGGTTATGAAGGTTGCCTACGAGATATTAAAGCTTGGGATACTAAAGTAAAAGAAGGTGGTATTGTGTTTGGTCATGATATTCATTTCACTACAGTCGAGAAAGCAGTCACAGAATTTTATGGTGAAAACTCATGGAACGTCGAAGATGACTTTATTTGGTGGGTGCAGAAGTGATAGAGAAGAAGATAAGTCAGATATGGATAGGTCCCAAATCAGCACCACTTAC